AGAACCAGATACGCTGTTGAGAGTCTATGATAGTATCAGACTTCTTAGCATAACCTAGAACCATGCTGTTGATAAAATGTTGTGGGCAGTTACGGTAAATACCCATCATGTGATTGTCTACGACTACAATGAGTTTTTCCTTGGTATAGTCGTAGTATAACCATGATAACGGTGTACACTCTAGAAATTCGAGCAGCTGAACCGAGAGTTTCATTAGTTCTTCTCACTTTCTATACGACGTTGAAGATAAAATTGAGCTTTCTCAAGGTCTTGGAGCAGATTTCCCTTATGCCTCGCTCTGGCAAGATACTTCACAACCTGCCACAGTAAAGGATCGTCTGAAAACCAATCCTCTAACACATCTATTACCTCAAAACGACCAAAGGTATAGTGAGAGGGATGGTTTACTAAATCAGAATCGTTTGACGTGTACGGCTTGTCATCAAAATTATTCGCATAATGTGTTTCTTTGAGTTTTTTTGTTAGTGCCGCAGCAAGTCTCGAAGACGATCCTGAAAGAGCTTCTTGTGCTGCCGATGTATGCACACGTGTCATTTCTTCCCTCCTACCATTTTTGCTATAGCTTCCGGTGTCATACCTTTAGCCAGCAAATCTTTCAAAATAGTTGCAAGTTGTTCCGCAGCTTTGTTCTTAGAAATTGTTCGAGTTTTCTTAACAGTCGTAACTGTAGAATGTGTTATATCTGTTGTAGAATTAGTCGGTATGTGTATTCTAACTCCCGCATACCTGTGCATTTTGTCAGCACGTTTTTTCTCCTGCTCTGCTATCATCAGACCCAAGATATTTCTATGATACTCAATCGTCAGATCAAGTTCTGTGTCTGACAACTCTGGAATCTTTCTCTGTGCAAATAACCAGTCTAAACCACCAATCTTAATTTCTCTGGCACGACGACGATAAAATGAAAGTTGCCCTGTCTCGTCGTTTTTGTGTTCGTATGTTTTTGTGATTGTGCTTTTTTCCACAACCATATCACTCATACAATTCACACAAAACTGTACATCTATGCTTGAAGCATAGTGATAACAGAATGCCTTACCACATCGAGCGCATTCTATGATAGATTTTGGATGTGTGAGATTGAGTTCTAGGCATACATCACAGACCAAAGCAGTTAAGTGGCCTGTTTCTTCAACAGGAACCAGTGGAATATCCGTCGAAATAGCTTCTTCGGCGGTAATCTCTTCTGGCTCATCGTTTGGTGTGGTATCCGATATGGATTCACTATCTTCTGACTCATCATCGACATCTGTTATTTCCTCTTCCAGATTGTCATACGCAGCTTTAATGTCTTCCGGTTCTGCCATTGTAAAGCTCCTTAACTTCTTTGAAGTGGACTGCTTTTACACTACAACTTTCGAATTACGCTTCAATGCTTCTTCTGCTCTGTCCATCTCTCGCAATGCAAGCGTGTGTGCCACGGGAATCTGCCCGTCTAAGAATAGCGTTAGTAATGATCGTATGAGTGAGCCTGTAGTAAGATCTGGAAATTTGGCTTTTAAGGCTTCGACTTGAGGCCGGAAGAGGCGAACTGTGACCGCTACGGTGAGGGCGCTTTGGGATGGCATACAAGCAGTTTACCACCCCGTACACACCTTGTCAAGCGTTTGTTTTCAACAACTTAGGGGCGGGTCGTCCCCAAAAGAGGCGCGACCCGCGCATATTCGTAGCATAAGCGTAACTATGCTTGGAATAGTTTCACTTCAGCAGCACGTCTAGCTGCTAGACCTGGGCTTTTTACTTCTACACCGTTGATCTCTTCATAGCACCATGAGGGTATGTTGTCAGGAGCTTTGTCGAAACCATGATGTAGCATCGTAGCTAGGTGAACAATGCCGAGGTTATAAGCGAAGTCTACAAGTGCATCAAATTGATTTTGATTAGCTTGTGGAGCTAGGCGTTCTACGGCGGGTTCGTATTTAGTGGCGAGATCACGGTCTAAGATGTAGTCGGCTTGGATCATAGAAATGCCATTTTTTATATCCACACCGTAAACTATTGATGTGATAGTCTCGTCAATGTTCATGTCATGTCCGTGTCCAATTTGTAAGCCTTTGTTATCAGGCTTTATAGTTAAACACGTCCCTTCTGATTGTTTAATGAGATTGATACCATTTTGTGACGTTTTCATGTAGTATACTCCAGACTTCGGGTATTCCCGGCGCTCTCAAGAACTTCTTTGATACTTTTTACTGTTCCGTAGCGAAAAAATTCATACAGCATTTTCGCTTGGGCTGCTGTTTCCTCGGAGGATTGTTTGGGAGAGGGTATTAGTTCAGCAAATATCCTCTCAAATATAGCATCAGCGATTTGTTGGTTGGTGTTCACTTTGGTAGCTCCTTATCTCGCAGATCACGTTGACACGCGTCACAGATTCCATCAGTTTCGTCATCTTCTAACTCTGTACCGCACCTATAGCAATCATCTGCTTCAAACTCTTGGTCTGCTAGATGTTGCCGCTCCATGAGTCTGTCGGCTTCTTGTTTTGTCTGTTGTTCCATGCTATCCTCCTACAACCCAACTACGTTAAAGTACGGAAGTGCTTTCTCCAGCTCTCGCTCAGTAATCCAGAGTGGATGCTCTGTCTCTGGTGTAGAACGGAGCTGCAAAATATACAAACCCTGACGTGCTCGCTTGAAACCTTCTACGTTGTCAGGAGCTATGTAGTGATCTCCTACTTTAATAAGCGTGGGTTTGTCTTTAGACTTTTGTGGATTCTTAGTTGCTCTTGGCATAACTTCTCCTTATCTCCGTGGCCTGACTTATAATCAGGGCAATGTCGTTAATAGAAACGAACGCACTGTGCGCCCGCTTGACGGTATCTGAGCCAGCGATTTTGTAGAGATAATCTCCCATACCTAAAAGATGCTCTGCGCCATTTTCATCCAGAACGACTCTGGAATCAAACCCGCTAGGTAGTTTGAAACATACTCTTGCTGGAAAGTTTGCTTTGATGTCTCCACTGAGAATCTTAACAGAGGGACGCTGCGTAGCGAGAATAAGATGTACTCCAGCGGCGCGACTGATTTGAGCAAGAGTTTTCAGCAAAGAATGAATAGACGGTGGACGTAGTTTACGTTCTATTTGTGCTAGAAAACCAGCATCCTGATCTAAAACATCAGCTAACTCGTCTATGATTAGGATTTTGTACTTGAATGGCTTGTCTTGTTCTAGCTTGTTCCATTCTCGAATATTACGTGCTAAGCCACTCATTTGTTGATTTCTGAGTCTGACTTCCTCCAGCAACACTGTAAGTGCGGCTCGGAGATCGCTAATGTTATCGAGTACGTACTTAACGTGTTCCAGGCTTTTGAACAGAACCAAGTCGAGATTTTTAGTATCGACAAGGATAAACTCCAACTCATCCGAGCTACGAAAAAGAGACAGAGAGCATATAAGCTGCGCAGTGTAGACGCTTTTCCCTGAATTAGTAGCTCCTGCAATGAGTAAATGTGGTTGTGCTGCGAGGTCGGCATAGAGATGTTCTCCTATTGTGGATTGACCCATTAAGAGTGGTAAAGCCATTCCCTGTGTGAGTGGCGAGGTCATCATATTGTGTAGACATGAGTCAAACTTAATGATTTCTCTATCTACTCGTGGAACAGAGATTGTGAGTTCTCCTAATGAGCGTTCAATACGAACTGATTCTACAGCAAGTGAGCCTGCGAGTTCTTCTTCTTTATTGAGAATGTTACTAAACTTCGGCTCACCTTGGGGTTGGAAATAGAAAGTACGAACTACTGGACCTTCTACCATGCGTTCAAAAAGTGCAGAGAATCCAAGTACCAGCATCTTTCGTGTTAGTACAGAGATTTGTTGCTGTATTAACGGAGAATACTTTGCTTGAAGTTCACGTTGTTTTTGTGCAGCTTCACTTGGAAGCATTATTTGGACTCCTTTCGAGCGCCACCCGCTCCTGCTTTGTGGGCTTAGGCGCAGCGGTCAGACGGGCACGGAGATCATCTATCAGCGCATTAACCACACAAAGGCTCCAACCCTGCAATACGCAGTATACGCGCACAGCCTTCACCACTTCCTCCAGCGTGTACGTGCCTTCCGTGCGCGGGACCATGCCCCGGCGTGCGACGGCTAAAGCATCAGTCATGCGTTCATATTGGGCTAAAGAAAAGATGTGTTCAGTTGCCGGGTAGAAAGCACACAACATTCTTTTCACCACAGCCACGTCGTCCTGCTGCGGGGCAGGCGCGGGAGCGGGAGCGGGGCGCTCTGGTATGGCTGAGACTATTTCTCTCACTGTATAAAACGACCAGCCAGTATCTGTGCTTATTTGACGTAATACCTCATCTGTCAATTTCATGTTGCTCCTTTCGAGCGCCAACCATGCGGCGGCGGTTACGGTTATACATAGAAAACGCTGTCGAGTTTGTGCTGGCTGAATCTTGCAAGTAGCTTCTCTCCTGAGTAAACCTCCACCCAGGGAATCGCGGCGTACTCTCCATACTCCTCGACTTCGCGTATCTCTGTGACCGAATCTTTCTTATAGTCGATGGCTCCTCCAACAGAGATTACATTCGGATTCCCGTTCTCATCTGTGCGAGTGATAAACGTTATTGCCGGTCTTCCTGCCATATCGGACGGATGCTGCATTGCTCCTCCTTCACCACCTGACCATCGCCGCGAACAGGGCTAGGCCGAGTAATACGGTTATGCAACCTTTGTGAATTTACCGTTGACTAGCCGATAGAACGTATCTGCCTCGATCTTCTTCCCGTCTATCTGCGCAATTCCCATTGCCTTAATCTTTCCGTCTTCCCATTCTGACAAAACAATCCAGTTTCCTTTAGCTCCCTTTGCTTGCCCTTCGGCCCCTAGCGAGGCGGCGATACATTGATTACCCTTCACTGATGCCTGAGCGGAGTAGCCGGTCGTGGCGCTGTGAGCGTAGTCGCCGGTCGTGGCGCCGTGAGCGTAGTCGCCGGTC